CCTTGATCGAGCATTAGTTTTTTGATTTTATCAAGCCAGTTCATAGCGAGTTAAATTGCCAAGCACAAACGACCCGAGCCACAATCTCGGTGTTTTCAGGCAAGTCAAAAGGAATGTAATTAGAGTTATCACTAAGGGCCACCACTTTGTTAGGCAGGCGCTGCAATCGTTTAACATAAAGCTCGTCATTCACTCTAAAAACAAACACACCATCGGATAGAGTGATGTTGGCAATATCAACCAGAATAAAATCATTATCTTTGAAAGTTGGGGTCATCGAATCACCTTTGATGTTGATGATCTTCATTGAATCAGTAGGCGCACACTTAAACAATTCTTGGAATTTATCTTTGTCTATCGAGATTGATTGTACTACTGACTCATCAAGCAAAGCAACACCTGTGCCAGCACTGGCTTGAATATCCAATAAGTCAAAGTTGAAAACTCGATTATTTTTTATTTCTAAATTATTAAACCTTAAAAACTCCTCAGTAACACTGAAAAATTTAGCAATAGCGGATAATTTTCTTGGATTTTTTGTTTCATTTTTTTCAATTTTATTAAGTGAAGGCTGACTAATACCCACTTGTAAAGCTAATTCATCTTGACTAAGTCCAGCCTCCAATCGTAATGTTTTAATATTATTGCCAATCATAGTAAAAAACTATACTTTGCATAGTAAAAAACTATATAATCTTGGTTATGGATAAAGTTCTTGATTTTTTTAAAACCCAAGATGAGTTGGCTAAAGCTCTGAAGGTCTCTCAACCTTCTGTAGCACAATGGCTTAAAACTGGTGTGCCTGTGAAAAGGGCTGTTGAAATCGAACGAGTAACTGACGGTGTGATCAAACGAGAAGATCTGCGACCTGATATTTTTAAATAACATCAAATTTTCCTGTTGTTTTAGCGAACTTAATTTTAACAGGATTATCGACAAGTGGAAGTCGTAAAAATCCACAACTAACCTAGGGGAACGAGTGAACGACAAATTTGAATTAGAACTAAGAGCATTCGTTACAGAGGAGCAATTCAGAAAAGCCAAACGCCTTTGCCAGATCAAGGGAATGTCCATGTCAGGGCTTATACGTTCACTCATTGCTCAAGAAATATTTAATCATGAGTTCGTATTGTCCACTCAGGCTGCTGCAATAGCCAGTGCTGAACCGAGTAACAAATTGAGCGGACTTACGGCAGGTTTAGGAAATACTGAGCTATGATTGACATACCAAATCTATATTTACCACCAGAAATAATGACTGATGATAGATTAACACTCAGACAAATTAGGGTGTTAATGGCTATTTTCTCTTGGCGTAAGGCTAACACTAATCTAGCAAGAATTAGTAGGCAGATGATAGCTGACAGAACTGGTTACCCACTATCAAGAGTTTCAACAATTACTACTGAGTTGGAAAACTTAGGCTGGGTTAAGAAAACAGGTAATGGTGGTAAAGGCCAATGGACTGAATACCGAGTTAAAGAGCTTAAAAACTTTAAGAAAACTAAGGTTTCAAACGGTACCCAAAACAGTAACGGTACCCAATTCGGTAACGGTTACCAAAACAGTAACGAAACGGTTACCAATTCGGTAACTCAAACGGTTACCAATTCGGTAAGGGGCATAGATACAGCTGTTAATACAGGTAGAGTACAGGTAGAGAAAACTAACAAAGTGTTACCTAAAACAATCACTAAACACAAAGGTGTTGACCTTTCAAAATTTAACAATGATAAAAAACAAATAGCCATTAAATTAATTGATTATCGAAAGGAAATAAAAAAACCACTTAAAACAACAAAAGGATTAAGTGGTGTGATTAATGATATTGATACCGTATCAACCAAATACAACATGAGCTTTGAACAAGTCATGGAAGTCATAATGAAAAATGAATGGCAAACGATCAAGTGTGACTATACGTTTGATAAACCAGCAGAAGCTGATCAATGGAGTCATGCACTATGAATCACGTTTCTGTTGATGATTTTAGAAATTACAAATCTCAATCACAACGTCAGTTAATCAAACCTGCTAGTGACTTCTTGGATGAAGCAATGGCAATGCTTGATGATGGTGTTCATTTAACTGGTGATAAGTTACCTTGGGAAAAAACCCATAACTTGTTTAGATTTAGAATGGGTGAAGTAACCATCTGGTCAGGTATCAATGGCAATGGTAAGTCCTTGGTGATGGGTCAAGCAGCATTATGGTTAGCCAAAGATACCAACGTATTAATTGCCAGTATGGAAATGAAAGGATCCATGACCATAGCACGAATGTTGAGACAAGGTTATGGTGGTAGAAAACCCACCCAAGACTTTAGACAGAAGTTTGAAGATGTAACTGATTTACGCTTGTGGATATACGATCAAACAGACGTGGTTCAATCAGAAGATATTATGAGCATGATTGATTGGTCAGCAGAACAAAAAGGCATTAAACACATAATGATTGATAGTTTAATGATGTGTGGTGTGGATCAGGAACAAGGCGAAACACAGAAAAGATTTGTGGCTGAATTATGCACCAAAGCCAAAGAATTTAACATCCATATTCACCTCGTAACTCATGCTCGGAAATCACCAGTAGGAGCAAAGAACTACATCCCTGGTAAGTTTGACATATCAGGCTCTGCCTCAATCACCAACCTAGCATTTAATGTAATTTTAATTCATTTGAACGATGAAAAAAGAAAGGCCATTGAGAATAAAAGCTCGTATTCATACACAGATCCAGACGGTTTATTCATTGTTGATAAACAACGCAATGGTGAATTTACAGGGAAGTTTGGATTTTGGTTTCACGATGAATCGTTGCAGTGGATTGATAATTACAATGGGGTATCAATGCAATGGCTATAAGAAAAGAACACATCGTTTGGAACGAGGAAGATGTCATAGGCCAAATGGCTGTCAATAACTCAATCCACCAAGCCTTGAAAAGTGGCATTGTGACTAATGATTTTTTATTACCCAACACTCGATCAATCTTTAAAGAAATGCTATTACTGGCAGACAGATTAGGCAGGTTTAAAGCCACTGATTTACTCAATAAAAACTTAAACAATGGCTATTTACTAAGACTAATGGACAACTGTTTGATGACAAATTTAAAAGTTAAATGTAATTGGATTGTTGAGTTATCGGTTAAGAGGGTTAGATGAGCAAGATCACTAAATCCGCAAAAGCACAACCTTGCCAGATAAGACTCGAAGGTTGTCAATCCGGTGGTGAAAACGAAACCACTGTGTTTGCTCATATCAATGGGGCTGGCATGGGTCAGAAATCACTTGATATTCATGGATTTTATAGTTGTTTTACCTGCCACGAAGTTTACGATAGACGCAAGAACATGAACTATGAGATCGAGTGGTTAGATTATCAAGGCCTACTAGCCATGAAACGCACTCAAGAGTTATTGGTTAAGCAGGGGTTGATAAGACATGATTAAGAAAATTATTGAGTGCCATACGTGCCTCAAATTGCCTTTTGTGGCTTTGCCTATTGTGATTGTTTGTGTGAATTTTTTATGAAAAGAATAATCCAACGCAGCAAAGAAAAAAGACACATTGTTGAGGCAATGATTGTTAGTCACTTTAGCCAATACCCTGATGCTCAAAGAGCAGTCATTGAGATCAGAGAGGACAAAGACACCCGATCACAAAAGCAAAACAAACTGTATTGGATGTGGTTAGGCATTATCAATCAAGAAACAGGGATGCCAGTGCATGATTACTTTGAGGATAGTAAGTGGCACAAAGGACTGCACACTGGGTTTAAGCACAAATTCTTAATCAGAATTGAATATGAAGATGGAGACATCAAAGAGCCAAGCTCTAAGAATTTAAAAGTTAAGGAATTTAAGGATTTTTTAGAAAAGATAGACATGGAAATGGCACAACTGGGGATCACCTTGCCAAGACCGGAGGATTTGTATATAGAGGCAATGGGTTATGTTTGAATATTTAGTAGGCGCAGCACTGTTATGGGTTGCATTTTTAGTTATTTTAATTTGGGATATTGATGGAAACACTAATTAAAGAATTACGCAAAAGGGTTGAGAAGATCGAATTGCAAGTGGGTATTAAACACAACCCTTGGACACCAACACGCAAAAAAGTGAAAGGGAAAAATGGAAAAGTTAATTAAGCAAATACTTGAGCTTTCTCAGAAGATTGCCAGAGTGACTAAAGAAAACGAAACCATGTACCTGGCACAGGACATTGAACAGTTATGCGAGAAACTGAAAGACAAGTCCAAGTAGCCATAGCTCAGTACCTAGATGTTAGGGGTTTGATGTGGTATGCCGTTCCAAATGGGGGCAATCGTAATCTAATAACCGCTAAGAAACTAAAGGCAGAAGGGGTTAAGAGCGGTGTACCAGATATAGCTATAGTGAATGATTCAATGGCATACTTCTTGGAAGTTAAAAAACCAAAGACAGACACCAGAGCAGGTGCATTGAGCATAACTCAGAAAGCAATGATCGAAAGGATTGAACAAGCTGGCGGAGAGGTTGGTGTGGTTCACTCAGTTCAAGAAGTTATAGAACAATTAATTATTTGGGGAATAAACAGATGATGCACACAACAGAGCAGATCTTAAAAAAAGTCAGATGTATGGCCAAGAAGATACTCAAACTAAAAAACGAAGGCAGACATAATTGCCACGAAATAGACGACCTAGCACAAGAGGCTCAATACTTAGAGATAGAGACAAGAGAGTATGAAAAAAAAGATAAGTGAGAACATGATCAATAAGACTATTGACGAAGCAATCGTTGAATTAATAGCTGAAAACTACAAGCAAACAAAACTTGCACTCGAAGAACTTGCCCACTTGTATAAATCCGCAGGACAATCAAGGGAAACTTTCATTGAACTATGCACATACATAGAGAACGAAGCAGTAGAGAGAACAGGTAACGAATTAATAAGAACTAAGCTTGGGTTAGGCTTGAGAGACTTACAACTGGGGAAACACATTGAAGAAAAAGAAACTAACACTTAAACAAGAAAAATTCTGTCATGAGTTCATAAAGACAGGCAATCAAAGCGATGCTTATCGTGCTGCATATAATTCAGAAAATATGCTTCCAACTACAATCAACAATAAAGCTTACCAACTGGTGAACCAGGACGATATAGGGGCGAGAATAGCTGTACTACAAGAGAGATTGAATAAAAAGTTCGAGGTTACAGTGGAATCTTTAACCAAGGAATTAGAAGAAGATCGTCAACTTGCAAGAGAGTTAGGACAGCCTGCTGCGGCTATATCAGCATTGAATGTTAAGGCTAGAATACATGGCATGGACAAACAAGTAATGAGTAATGATCCAGACAATCCGATGCCAGCAATTATTAAAGTTGAGGTAGTGCATAAGTGAATGTATTAAGTTTGTTTGACGGCATGAGTTGCGGTCAGTTGGCACTACAGCGTGCAGGGTTTGAAGTTGATCGATACATGGCTTGTGAGATTGATAAGTACGGGATGCAAGTAACACGCAAGAACTTTCCGAATACAATCCAGATGGGTGACGTGTGCGCTCTAAAGGGTGAGAACTTGCCACCGATTGATTTGTTGATGGGTGGTTCGCCTTGCCAGGGATTTAGTTTTGCTGGTAAACAGTTAAACTTTGATGACCCTCGATCAGCATTGTTCTTTGAGTTCGTTAGATTACTTGAAGAAACTAAGCCTAAGTATTTCTTGCTTGAGAATGTAAGAATGAAGCAAGAATATCAAGACGTTATATCAGATCATTTAGGTGTTAAACCGATAATGATTAATTCAGCATTGGTATCAGCACAAAATAGAGTGCGTTTGTATTGGACGAACATACCGAATATTACTCAACCAGAAGATAAAGGCATAGTGCTTAAAGATATTTTGGAAGATGGTGATACTGTAATTGATGCTATTTACAACAATAGACCCGAACGTGTTTATAGAGAGAAAGCACCAACAATAAGGGCTGCTCGCCACGGATTAGATGTAACTAAATATAGACCGTGCGAACTAAAAGAGTTTAACAAAGACTCAACGTGTCACCACGTAGCAACAGCAACAGATATTAAAGGCAATGAATCAATTAAACGAGTTTATGCTGATAGTGGCAAATCACCAACGGTAACAACTATGGGTGGTGGACATAGAGAGCCAAAAGTCCTCTGTGGCGCTTGGCGTGGTAGATATATTAAAGATGGAAAACGTCAGGACCATAAAGGCAGTGTTGCAGGTAAGACAGAACAAAGGCTAGAAATTAGACAAGATGGTAAGACTAATACTTTGACCACCGTTCAGAAAGATAATGTTTTAATTATTAAAGAAGCAACTAAAAAAGGATATACAGAAATTCAAGATGGTGATTGCTTTGACGCTACATTCCCAACATCTAAAACAAGACGTGGTAGAAACATGAAAGATAAATCTAATTGTTTAACCACTGCTAATTATGAATACATGAGGTATGAACATCCATCGTATAGAAAACTAACACCAATGGAATGTGAGCGTTTACAAACCGTTCCCGATGGATATACCGAGGGCGTATCAAATACACAGAGATACAAGATGCTTGGTAATGGTTGGACGGTTGATATTATCTGTCATGTACTAAAGAATGTCAGAGCAGAGTTTGCTAGAAAGGTTGCATGAGCGAACTAACGATCCAGATCACTGAAGAATTTGAACCGTTCATGCAGCCAAGTAGATACAAGGTTGCTTATGGTGGTCGTGGTTCTGGTAAGTCTTGGTCAATAGCACAGCTGCTGATCATGCAGGCATATCAAACAAAGACTAGAATACTTTGCGCTAGAGAAATGCAGCGATCAATCCAGGACTCAGTGATCCAGATCTTAGCAGACACAATAGAGCGCATGGGATTAGATCCGTTCTTTGAAGTACAAAAGACTCAGATCCTTGGCCGCAATGGTAGTCGCTTCATCTTTGAAGGACTAAAATCAAACATTACCAAGATTAAGTCAATGGAAGGTATTGATCGTGTGTGGGTGGAAGAAGCTGAGAAGGTATCATCAACTTCATGGGATACATTGATCCCAACTATTCGTAAGAACAACTCAGAGATCTGGTTAAGCTTCAACCCTAGTGATGAATTAGATCCAACATACCAAAGGTTCGTACTCAATCCACCAGAAGATTCTTATGTTGTGAAGGTGAACTGGTCAGACAACCCCTGGTTTCCAAAAGAACTAGAGAAGGAACGCAAACACCTAATGAAGTTAGACAAGGTGTTGTACGATCACATCTGGGAAGGTGAGTGTTTAGAGAATCAAAAAGGAACATACTACGGCAAGCAGATCGAAGCTGCAAGAGAAGGTGGGCGCATAGGTCGAGTACCTATTGATCCAATACTTCCAGTCAGTACATTCTGGGATCTAGGCATAGCAGACGCAACAGCAATATGGATGGTTCAACAAGCAGGAACAGAGCTTAGAGTTATCAGTTACTATGAGAACTCTGGTGAAGGACTACAACACTACATCAACCACTTGCATGACTTCAGAGATAAACACTCAATCACCTTCAAGGATCACTTCGCACCACATGACATCCAGGTAAGAGAACTAACAAGCGGCAAGACCAGAAAGGATCAAGCAAGACAGATGGGTATTGTGTTCAGAGTAACGCCAAACATTCCGATCATGGACGGTATTGAAGCAGCAAGACGAATATTCCCTAGATGTTACTTTGACGAGAAACGCTGCGCTGATGGACTGAGGGCCTTGAGCTATTACCGTTGCGAGTATGACGAGGACAAAAGGGTTTTTAAAGACAGGCCGCTTCATGACTGGAGTTCACATGGTGGTGATAGCTGGAGATACTTTGCAGTAGCCTGGAGAGATAAAAAGGAAATGGGTTTGAATACGCAAGCAGTAATGAAACAAGAGTGGAGTGTGTTTTAGTGTGGCTTAAACAACAAGC